GAGATAAATGAGCGCCATAATTATTTGTTCGATCACGACAGCCTCCTTGGTTGTTTTACTTACGCAATCATCTCATCCTCTTCGCCTTGTTTGTAGATTTCAGCCTCGACAAAGTCGTCGGTCGTCAGACCAAGATCGCGGGCAAGCGACGGCGAGAGATCGAGCGCCCGGCCAGTCTGCTCTCCCGGTCCCCAATCGGCACAGAAGCAACCCTCCATCAGGATTTTTGTTCTGGGGTTGTAGAGCGTCGCCGTCGCCACCAGCAATTCCTTCTTCGAGATTTGCGAGTAGTCAAAGCGGGCCGCGATGTAGTGTACATGAGGATTGAGCCGACGGGCCAGTCCGGTGGTACCTTCAGGCTGGTAAGGAAGGAACAGATGTGGCGCGTCCATGATTTCGTAGATGAATGCGAGACCTTCATCCTCGGCTACTCCAAAATCATCGGGACCACCAAAGGTGCTGCACAGACCGGAAATTTTTATCACGGTCGAGCCTCCTATTTCACTTTGCGCTCCTGATCTTTTCGCGAACCTGCTCGGGCGTTTCCTTTACGCACAGTCCAATGCCGCTCAGGCGAACTGCCGCGCCATGCGGCGTATGACAGTGGCTGTGGATTGCCGGTCTGATCGCCTGCACCGCCGTGCTCTCGACCCATATCGGATTGCCGTCGAGTTGCGTCAGCATGACCAGAACAAGCGCCACCGGCTATCCTCCATACCTGATGACAATAATGCCCTGAGCACCAGCGCCGATACCGGAGTTGGGCGGACCTCCGCCACCACCGCCATACAGGCCACCGGCGCCGCTGCTGCCGCTGCTATTGGCGCTGCCGCCTCCGCCGCCGCCAGAGCCGTGCGTAGCATCCCATTCGGTGCCGTTGCCGCCAGCGCCGCCGCCGTTGCTGACTGCGCCACCGCCGCCGCCACCGCCGTTTGTGCCGGGAGTACCAATGCCGCCGCTGAGTGTCCCGCCACCACTGCCTCCGGCATTGTTGCCGCCAGCCGCGCCATTGTTATTGGAAGAACTGCCGCCGGGTGCTCCGCCACCGTTGCCGCCACCGCCTGCGGCGCCCTGAATGCTGCTGTTGCCCGGAACGCCACCGGAGCCGCCAGCGCCAAGCGGACCAGCGGCGCCACCACCTCCGCCACCGGCACCGCTTGGGGTCCGGCCAGACCCACCGCCATTGAACCTGACGGTACCGATACCGGCGGAAGCAAGACCGCCATTCGGACTGGTGGATGGCGCTGGGGCGCCCTGCGCACTGACCAGTGCGCTTGCAAGCGAGGTGCCATGAAACCAAGTGTTGCCGCCGGGCGCATCATCGGAACTGCCGCCAATGCCGACGTTGAAGCTGAGAACGGCTCCGGGGATGAGAACGACGTTGCTGACTTTGGAATAGGCGCCGCCACCACCAGACCAGCCATTCGTCTTTCCGGCAGCACCTCCGCCAATACACTCGATGCTGTTTGGAAAGTCCGGCCAGTCGTTCGGGACCGTCCACGTTCCGGCGCCGACTGTGGTTAGGAATACGGTCTGCTGCACAGCCGGGCCGACATTTCCTCCTACCATTCTTGGCGCATGCGGGATCATGCAAGGTTTCTCTGAAACGAGCAGAGGACCGCAGTCGGGCTGAACGTAAAGTACGAGATGATATCGGTGGCGTTGGCTGCGGTGGACAGCGTCGGATCAACGGCGTTGGGGAATTTGTAGATCGGGTCAAAGGTGATGATGCGACTGCCGGTGCCATCCTGCTGCAAGACAATAATTCCGGCTTGCCCCAGCTTCATGTTGCTGGGCGCTCCCAGCGACAACCCTGCACCACCTATCACCCAGCTAAAATTATAGGACAGGCTCATGTTGGGAGTGCAGACGCCAGCCGACGGCGTCAGTGCCAGCGTCGCCGCCGCAGCCCATGCCGCACCGGGCGTGAGCATCTTCCCCTGATCGCCAGCCGCATTGGCGAGAAACTGGGCGGCTGTTGCCGCCACCGGCAACACGATGGTCTCCGGGTGGACATGATCCTCGCGAGCAAACTTGTTCGAGGCACCGACAATAGCTACTGCTCCGTCCGGCAATGGCGGAGCGGCGGCGCCGCCCGAAGTGATGATGCCGGGGCCGGATGTCGTCCACTTTTCCCCGTCCCAAGTGTAGGTCGGAATGCCCAGAACGGCTGGAAAAGGATAACGGTCACCGACAAGCGGAGCGCTGGGAAAATCGAGTGCTGGCATGGATCACCTCGTGTTCAAGCGAAATACCTGATGATGATGACGCCTTGTGCGCCGTTGCCGCCGGTACCCGTAGCGGAAATACGCTGACCGGAGCCACCGCCGCCTGCGCCGTAGTTACCGCCTGCGCCGCCCTGTGTCGCGTTCGATACGCTACTGCCGACATAGCCACCGCCACCACCGCCACCACTGCCAGCCGAAGCGGTGATGTCAACGCCGTCGCCGCCCTTGCCGCCAACGGCGATGCTGCCAACATTGTTACCGCCCGCACCGCCGCCGCCAAGTGTGCCGGGAGTGCCGGGGCTGACGCCGGAGGCCATTACGCCACCGCCAGTGCCTAGCGAGTTGTTGCCGCCATTGCCGCCAGCTACACCGCTCGAGCCGCCGCCGTTGCCGCCGCCACCGCCGCCGGGAGAGCCGCCAGCGCCGCCATTTGCACCGTTGCCGTTTGGACCACCGGCGCCGCCGCCGCCCGCGCCGCAGTTGTTGGTAGCGTCAACGCCAGCGCCGCCTGACCCGCCACTGGTGCCGCCACCGCCTGTCCCGGTCCAGTAACCGTTGCTTGCCGCACCTGTCCCTGTCCCGGCGGGACCACCCGGAGACACGGCGTTGCGGACGGAGGCAGGAGAACCACGCGCACCGCAGGCTTGCCCGGTTGTCGGGAACGCCGCAGCGTTGAACCATGTGTCGCCACCGGCATTGCCTGTCGTTGTCGTTGAGCCAGCGCCACCGGCGCCGACCCTGATTGTGATCGAGGCGGCTGGCGTGAGAGTGAGGTTCTTGCTGCGCGAGTATGCACCGCCGCCTCCGCCGGACTGCCCGTTGGTACCGCCCAGACCGCCAGCACCGCCGCCAATGCATTCGACGCTGTTGTTGCTGTTGTTCCAGTCGTTCGGAACAGTCCAGCTTCCAGCGCCAACGGTCGTCAGAACGACGACCTTTTCGGTTAGCCGCCGTCCACCCATGAACGGAGTGATACCGGGGAGCATGTTATTTGCAATCACCCATGAACGAGCAGTAGATCGTTCCGGGGGCGGCGACGTAGTAATTCATCACGTCAATCGCGCCGACCGTCACGGTCGTTGTCGGCTTGACCCCGCCGGGGAATTTCCAGTCAGCGGCCCACCCGGTCACACTCGCGCCAGCAGACTGTATGCCAAAACGAATGATCCCGCTCTGCCCAGACTTTTGATTTGCTGGCGAACCCAGCGTCCGACCGGACGCGCCGACACCCCAATAGAAGTTGATGCCAGCACTAAAATCGAGAATGGTCGTTGCTAGGTCTGTGACCGTGGGGTTGATCCCCGCCGCTGTCCACACGCTGCCCGGCGTGAGCAACTTGGTCGGCGCATTGTTGGCGATGTACTCGGCAGCAGTCGCAGAAGGAGGCGCCGCTCTGGCGTCAACATATTGCTTGGTGGCAACACCAAGTGCTGCGGTCGGGTCCGCCTCGATCGTTATCAGACCGGTAGCGCGATCGATGGAAAACGGTGTTGCAATGATGGCACCGGCGTCATTGTAGCGAACGATCTGAAAATTGGAGCCAGCGTTGCTGCCGCTCTCCGCCGCTGTGGTGCCAAAAATGACTTTCCAGCGGCTCAGGTCAGCAAGGCGACCATAGATTGCCGCCTCTTCTCCGCTTGCAGCCTTCTGCAACACTATAGATGGCGTCGGCTTGCTGATCGTCAGGTTGCCGGTCATCGTGTCGCCAGCCTTCTGCACGAAGGTGGCGATGTCCGGTTGCGGGCTGGCGATCACCCACTGTATCGATGTCCCGTCGTCATAGAGGACGTACAGCAGACCAGTGTCGCTCTCCCACCAGAGCGTGCCGGGTTCGACGCCCGGCGGCGGCGTCTGGCTGATGTAGACTGGCGGCAGGTCGTCAACATACTTCTTGGTAGCTGCGTGCAGGTCTGACGTCGGCCCGCCGGACAAAGTGAGCAGCCCGGTCATGACATCGCCGGACTTCTTCACGAACTGACTGACGTTATCAACTCCCCACGCACTCCACACGCTGGCAGTGCTGGTGCGGACGTAGATGACGCCGGTCGTCAGGTCGCGCGCCTCGACAACCATGTCGCCAGTGTCGTTGGCCTGATAGATGATGCCAGCGAATGCGTGACCGGCGACCGGTGGCGCTGTCGCAGCCGTGCCGGAGTAGAACGAGCCGGGGATGTACGGATGCGTATCGAAGTTGGTGACGATCTGGTAGGCCATCTCGCCGCTTAATGCGAAAAGAGCCTCTTCGGCGCTTGAGGCGCCGGTACCTCCGGCAATTATCGGGCGCGGATGGTTTAAGTCCTGCTCGACGTCATGGATGAAATCGTTGTACTTGATGCTCTCAATGGTCGTGTCGGGAAGGCCTTCAGTTCCCGGCGGAATATAGTAAACCTCTGAGCCGTCGCGGGGCATGATCTCACCTGTTGATGTACGTCGCGGGATACCCGCCAGTGCGGACGCTGGAGTTTACCAGAGCATTGATGATCTGCTCGCGCGACATGCGACGCGGACCTTGGGCGAGAAGCTGGTTTGCCAGTTGCTCCATCTCAGGCCCGCGTGTCGCAAGCAACTGGGCGATGCGCTCGCGATTTGCCGTCGCCATCTGGTTGGCGCGTTCTTGCGAAGCATCTCGAAAAATGTTTTTGACCTCGCCCCACAGCGTGTCGCCGCGACTTGAAGAAACTGTCGGCGCCTCCAGCGCTTTCTCAGCCGCCTGACGCTGCGCAGTCTGCGAACCCTGCACGATATCCTGATAGCTGCGCCTGAACTCCCTATTGGCATCGAGTACCCGCATCATGCGATCGGAACGCTCCGGCCCAAACAGCATCGTCAGCTTCTGCGCATTCCAGTCCTGCGGCTCGCCAATCACCTTCTCCAGCTTGAGCAAATCATTGACGTTGGTGCCGACAATGCGTTCGAGTTCACCGCGTGCGCCCTGTTGCAGCCGCTGAAACTGCTGTGCCGACGCGGTCGGCGCGTTGATGGCCTGTGCCACCTCAACCGGCCTCACAGCCTCCGCTCCGGTGCCGAATATCTGCGAGCCTTTCTCCAGCGCCTCGCGTTGCCGCGCCAGTTCGGCGAACTGGCGATCAAGATCGGCAATGCCCGGCACCTTGGCGTGCAGTTCCTCGGTGATGTGCTGGCGAAGCTGGGTCAGCGCATCTTTGGTGCCATTGTCAAGGGTGCCGCCACTCTTCAGCAAATCGATTTGCTGCCGCACGCTCTGTAGCGTGCGCGGATATGGATCAAGCACGCCGGGATTGTTGGGGACATCGAGCAGTTTTCGGATTTGCTGCAAGATGTCGGGGTTGCCTTGCCGCTCATGCAGCAGAACATCGATGTGTTCGGCGATAGGCCGACTGTCCACCGCCTTGGCGTTTCTAAAGGCTTCAGTGTACGCCGGGCCAAGCGCCTGTTGATCGGCGCGGATTTGTTGCTGCACGATGCTCGGCACCGGGTCGGCGCCAAGGTTCTGGTCGAGCGCCTCGGTGACACGCTGCACCGTGCCTTCGTCGCGGGTGCGGAGCATGCTCTTGAGCGCGCCGCCCTGCTCTCCGGTCCCCACCACTGCGCCCTGCGCGACACCGCGCATAGATGGGCCGACATCGACCAGCATGCCCTCCGGCCCGTACTCCGGTAGCCGCGCTATGCCCTCACGGTCGGCGACGGCGGCATCCTCAAGCGCTCGCGGTAACTCTCCCCTGCGGCCAAGAGACTTGATGCCATGCCCTACCGCCACCGCAGCAGGGCCAAGAATAGTGCCCAGAGCGCCGCCATAACCGGCGCTGACAAGATAGTCCGGCAGCTTGCCGGTATAGGTGTTGCCAGCGCCTTGCGCCGCTCCATATAGGCCTCCTTCGGCTGCACCGGCGAGCATGGCCGGGCCAAGGCTCATGCCGGGACGCAGCAATGTCAGTCCAGCGCCGCCGCCAATAGCGAGGCCACTGGCAAGAGCGCCAGCCACTTCGCCGGTGTGGGCGGCGATCGGATGCTCGGCAGTGAACTTCTCGGCCTCCTGACGTCGCGTCGCCAGCGGGCCGGAATAATTCCAGCCCTCTCCTCGATCGTAGGCGCGGGTGGCGTCGCCCAAGGCGCCGATACGGTCGCCCATGCCAAACATCGCCGCGTTGTAGGCGCGGTCGGCGGCGCCAAGCGTGATCCTGCCGGTCTCCGCAAGCAGTTCACTCGGATCACGGCGCTCGGGGATTGGCCGCATGTCGGAGAGCAGCGGCGGGTCTTTCCGCTCGTAGACCCAGTCGGGTTCGCGCGGAACGCTCTCGATGATCCACTCGCTGCCCTTGTCAGCCACCTGTGAGGTCTTTCCAAGTGCCGTCAGGCTGCATCTCCTGACGCCGCGTGCCGTCGGGCGAACGTCTTATGGTCCCCGGCGGATACTCCGACGGCTTTGTCGTAGTGGTGCCGGTTTTCTGCTGCTCTTCGACAAACGCCTTCACACGATCGGAATGAGCGCGCGCCTCAAGCTGGAGTGCGTACATTTTCTTGACGCCATCCTGCGGAGTGAGCGCACCTGAGATCACCTGACCAGCGATGTCGGCACGGTCCAGCTTGTTCTTCGCCAGCCGCTCCATCGTATCCATGATCAGCGCATTGCCCTGCGGAGTGTTCATCAGCAGCGGGAGACTTTCGCGGAACATGCGACCCTCGAAGTCGCTGGTGGCGCCGGTGCCGGGGACACGCTGCTGCGGCGTCAGCCGCTGGAGCAGCGAGTGGAAAGCCTGAATTTCCGACAGACCCTCGGTGTTTATGCCAAAGCGGCCCAAGGCTTGCTGCACTGTCGCGGCGGCGCCGGTCCTGACATCGGCGTTGCGCTGGCGCAGTTCGGTGATTGTTTCGAGATCGTTGGCTGCATTGGTGCCGTCCTCGAACGTCTTGACGAAGTGCTCGCCAAGAGCCTTGTTGGTGACCTTGGCGAACTCGTTCTCGCCACGCTGATCGACCGTGACCGTTTGCGGCCCTTTGATCTCCTTGAGTTCGCCACGGCGGGTCCGGTACACCTCCACGCCCGCTGGCAGGCCGCGTGGGAATAACTGCGCCAACTCTTCGTTGGACACTCTGACGGCGCCTTCGCCTTCCAGTTCACGGCGGCTCTTTTCCGCTGACAGGACAGACTGCTCCAGCGCTAGGTTCCGCTGCGGATCGCCAAGATCGTACTCGCGCTTCTTCTCGTAGGCGTCCTTCCAGATGCCCCACTTCTTGTTGAACAAATCTTGCGCCTGACCATGCAATTCCTTGTAGCGCTCGTCGGCATACTTCCGCACGGTGTCGCTGACAGCCGGGTTCGCCATAACGCCGCGCCAGTGTGTCATCTCACGCACAACATTCTGCGGAATGACGCTGCCCAAAGTCGGCTCAGGGCCGGGGTCAGGAAATGCTGGCGGCTTCGGTATCGGCCTGATGCCTTGATCGGTCGGCGCTGGCTCAACCGGCCTGACACCAACAGGCACTCCGGTAGGCCGTGGCGTGACTGGTGCCTGCGCCATCGTTCCGCCGTAGCCGACGGGTGGCGCAAGCGGAATGCTGGCCTGCGCTGTCGCCCCCATCGGAGGCGCGGTAACGACGTCAGAAGAAATCACCGAAGGAGAAGTCGGCGGCAGCGAAGCGGTCGTCGGGGACGGCGAAGTCCCCGCTTGGGTAGGGTCCGGCTGCGGCACCGCCGGGGCCGTCGGTTGCTGGTTCTGGAGTGCGTCAGAAATAGCATTGCGCCGCGCCTCGACACTCTGGTCCACGCCGGAGCCTCCAAGCGCACCCATCGGGCTGAGACCAGTTGTCGGAGCGTCGGTGGCAACACCGGCCCGGCCAAGCGCCGCAGTCGGCGCGAAGAACGGCGAACCCGGTCGTCGGCCAACGACATCCTGCAAGCGATTATCGGCGACAGCATCCTCCTGTGTTGGCGGCTGCTGCGCCTGCTGGTTCATCAACGCCAGCGTCACCGCATCGCGCTGCGCTGCCAATTCGTCCGGCGCCGGAGCGCCGCCCGTGCGGCCACCGCCAGCAACTCTGGCTCCCGCCGTCTGAGCGCCACCTTCTCCGCCGGGCTGGATGTCGCGTGAAGCATAGGTCGGGCCACCGCCGCCGCTCAGGTAACTGGCGCTGCGTGTTGCCAGATGCTCCGCCGCTGGTTTGAGATAACCGCGCAGGAACTGGTCGGCGGCGACGCCGGAGTTGGGCGCCGCATTCATTCCAGCGAAGGTGCGGTTGTAGTCCGCGCGGCTCGGGTCTTGCAGCCGCTCGACCGTGTACTGCGTTTGCAGCTTCGGGTCGCGCCAGTCGCTGCCGGGATGGTTCTGGTCGATCCACTTGACGAAATTATTCCACTCGTCGCCGCCTTCCTGATAGAGACCGTGCGCAAAGCGAGCCTCGCCGCTGAAACCGGGCTGATCCGGGTGACGCAGATTGTAGTTGAAGTTGCTCTCGTCGCGGACATTGCGCTCCAGCCCGGCGATCGCATTTGGCGTCATGCCGCCGCGCGACGCCACGGCTTCCATCGTTGCCCGCACGCCGCCGGTGGTGCGCGGGTTGCCCATCGGTAACGGTATGTCGGGCGTTTCGGTCGGCAGCGTTACCTGATCAGGCGGAAGCTGCGCCGTTTGCGCCGCAGGCTGCACTTCCTTGAGCGCCATCATTGCTTCGACAGGCGGCACGCTTCCTCCACGCAACGATGCTTCCATTTGCGGGCTGAAAAACATGCTGGTGTCTTGTGGCGACGCCGACGCCGTCTGCACTGGCGGCGGCACCGACACTGTCTGCACAGGCGTGACATCTGGCTGCGGCTCGCTCACCGCAGCGAACCGCTCGTTAAATGTTGGCGCCCCTGTATCGGTTTCGCTCACCGGCCACGGCTCGACTGGCGCGACCGTCGGCCATCCAGTCAGATCAGGAGGTTGGGCTGGTGCTGGCGTGACAGGTTTATCGACAATCGCGGTCTTTTCCTCCGGCGGAGGATTGGCAGATTTGGGTCCGACTACCGGCTGATCGATTGGCTCCTTGTACTCGCCTTGCGGTCCTCCCATTGCCTTCTTGTCTACCGCTCTCTGTGCCTGCTCCCTGCGGTACAGACCAAGATCGGTGAGCGCCTCGGCGATACTGTCGCCAAGGTAGGTCATGCCTTCACCCTTGGTCTTGGGGAACCCCTTCTGTCGGCTTGCCAGCGCTGCGGCAATAGCGCGGCGCTGCTTGAGTTGCTCGTAACTCATGCCGGTGTCGCCACCGAAGATGAAACCGCCATCTGTGAGTGCCATGTTACGCCGCCTTCAAAATGCTGCCCATCATGCCGGTGTCGATATGCTTGCGACCGGCGATGGTTTTGACTGCCCGCTTGTCAATCTTCTCAACATCCTGCGCCATTGGTCCAACGTGCATCTGGCCGCTGGGATCGCTCTTGAAGCTGTACCTGTAGACCGGCAACTCGTCGGCATCTGCCTCGATCGGCTTGTAGCCGCGCGACGGCTCATCGTTGTCGGCGTCAGCCTTGTAGTTTGGTGTAAAGATAGACCCGATCTTGACGATGTTCTCTTTCTCGCGGACGTCCGACATCATCAGACCCATACCACCCTTGAGCAGACCGCCAGCGAGACCGAAAAGACCACCCATCTGCGCGTTGTAGTTCGCGCTCTCCTGCTTGTAGATGTCCATGTCCTGCGAGAAGCGGGTGTTGATCAAGCCCGCGACGTCGGTGGTCGGTATCTGGTTGTTCGGCGTGTTGACGAAGTTCGGATTGTTGATCTGCGAACCGGAAAGCAGCGAACTGATTTCGTTGATCGGCTGATTGCGAAGAGCGTACTGCTCGTTCATGTACTGGTTGCGCGCCATGTTCTGCGCGTTGAACGCAGTTTGTTTCTGCGCCAGTTGCTGCGCGAGACCGGCGTTAGCGAACTCACCGCGCGCCGCCTGCTGCTGGAATGTGTCGCGCTGCGCGGCATTGGCGAAGGTTCCGCTCTGAAGGAGTTCCTGATACTGCTGCTGCTGCGCGGCGTTCTCGAACCCGGCCTTCTGCGCAGCCATATCCATCATGCGCTGCTGCTCTTGGCCCGCTTGCGCAGTGACACCCAAGCGCAGATCGTTGGCTTGGCGATTGTAGTCGTCCATCGCCGCCTTGTAGGCGGTCGAGCCGTAGCGAATGCCTTGGTCCTGTAGCCGCTGCTCGATGTTGGAGCGCTCGCGACTTAGTTGCGGGTTAAGACGACCGTACAAGGCCTCCTCAACGCGGCCACGGTCTGAACTGAAGTCGTCAGCGGGACCATAGGTTCTGGTGATCGCGCCAGCATCTCCCAGCGTCGATTGCTGCTGGCCCGCATCGCCGAATGTGGTCGCCGCACCCGGCACGCCGCTGATCCCGCTTGGGTCCGCCGCGTCCGGCGCACCCGACAGGTTAATGCTCTGACCCAAATGTTCAGACAGTCGCGCCGACTGCGCGTTTGCCATGCCAGCCAAGTTGAACTTGGCGGCTTGGTTCTGATCCTCGATGGCTTGGCTCTGCGGCGACCTGATCTGCGTCGCGCTGAACCTCGGTATCTGGACGTTCAGTCCGGTGTACGGATCGTTCCAAGTGTAGTTGTCGGTTACGTCGTAACGGAGTTCGCCCTCTGGCGTCATCTGATTGGTGTTGTTCAGAAACGCATTGGCGATCGACGTCGCGACGTTGGTGGACGTCGAGGCTCGCGCTGTATCGACCGGATTAGGTGCCGGAGGCGGTGAGGGTGAACTCTTGCCCATGATCTAGTACCTGAGTTGGCTCCCGCCCGGCGGCTGCATCTGCGAACCGGGCTGCTCGATCGGCAATGGCTGTCCCACGAGGTTCGGCGTCTTTGGCATTGGACCTTGGGGCAACCCGGCTCGACCCATGCCCGGCATGCCCGGCATCGATTGCGGCGGCGCCCCCGGCGCCTGCGGACCCTGCACGCCGCCTCCCAGCGGCTGGCTCTGGACCGGCGATGGCCCTGTCGGCGCATAGCCCTGCTGCGGCGGAGGCATCCCGGTCATGGCACCGCCACCCGCTGGCGGCACGATCGGGCCAGTCACCGACGGCGCCGTTGTCGCGCCGTACTGCATGTCCGCTCCCGGCATGCCGGTAGGCGGCGGCGGGTTGGCGATGCCCATCAGCGCGGCGACGATGTTGTTGCGCTGCGAATTGATCATATTGGGGTCTGAATAATTTGGCATCTACGCGGCCTCCTCCAGCCCAGCATCGATCTCGTGATGTCTGAACCTTTTGTTGAAGCGATTACCGGCCCAAGCCTCTTGCGTCAGCAGACACAGCACGCCGTCCTTGCCGCGCCCAAACATCCTCGGCACCTTGATGAAGGTGTAGTCGTAGACCGCAAGCTGACGCAGCAGCCGCTCGTTCTCGATCGGCGTGCGCTGCACGAGCATCTGCACTCCGCACTGCACGAACGGATAGCGGTACATGCGCTCGATGGTGCCGCGCATCAGCCAGTGCGGGTCGATGGCGGCGCCGCTCATCTCGATCAGCCCGGCGTCGGGGTCGTAGTTGTGATAAACCAGCCCGCCAATGAGGATACCTTCCTCGTTGATCACGCCGATCGTCGCGAAGTTGCCACCGAAGCCGTTTCGGTTATGCGGGATCATCTGGGCGACGAAGTCGCCGACGATCTTGTCTTGCCCGTAGACGTAACGAAGCATCAGAACCCGCTATATCCGCTGTAAGCGAAACTTGGAGGACGAACTCTCAGCCGCTCTTCTTCGTCGCTGAGCGGTTCTGGCTCCCCTCTGCCCTTGAGTGGTATTGGCGCAGGAGCAGGCTGACCCTGTGCCGCAGCGTTCGCCGCCAGCCTCGCGGCGATGGCAGCGCGGCGAGCCTCCAAGTCATAAGGCCTGCCTCCCTGTGCTGCCGCGCGAAGAGCATCCGGGTCGATCATTCCGCGCGGGTCGCCGTAGGTCTGCGTCATTGGAAGCGGCCCGCCATAGACGCCGTTGCCGCCGCTGTATGTCGTCGGTCGGTACTCTGCTGGCATGCGTGTCAAATCAAGTTCGGCGGACGACAGCCGGTGGCCCATGCTGCCCGGAGCGTAGTACTGCGCTACGGCGGCTTCCGACGGTGCGAAGCCTTTGATGTAAGCCGGTGCGAACATGCCGCCCAAAGCACCTTCGGGATTATAGGTCTCGAACAAACTGCCCATCCCCGGAGAAGCCTGCTCTGCTGGCGGTGGCGGCGCGAACTCCGGCACAGGTGATGCTGGCATGATCACTCCTCAGACGTTTGCGCCAAGTTTTTCGTACATCGCGGCGATGGAAATCAGTTCGACATTCGGCTTCGCCTGCTGCGCGATCGTCACCTGCACAATAGGCGCGTGCGAGAAGCCGGTCTCTCCTATTGATACCCAGCCGGTATTGCGGACAATCTGCGTGACGGGCGCAGCCTCCTGATCCCACAACGCCTGATCCCACAGGCCCTGATCCCAAACATCCCGCACGCCGGGGTCTGCCGCCGCTACCGGCGGCGTCGGGACGCGAATGACATAGTCGGTACACGCCGCAAGCTGCGGCTGAAACGGTTCGCCATTCGCGGATGTGAAAGTTGCTCTGGCCTGACGCCAGACTACCGATATCGGCGGCGTCTGAAACATTTCCCAGCCGCCGACCAGTGTGGCGAGATATGGGACGCCATCATCGTACCCTGTACGATCGGCCTGCATGACGACACCGTCCTGCGTTCCGAAGAAAAAGCTGCCGCGTGAGTACATGAAGCAGGTGGCGTCATAGCCGGGAAAGCGGCACCACGCATTGGTCTGCGTATTGACGACAAGGCAGTAGCGCTTGCCGACCGGCCCGCCGGGAGTGGTGACGAATGCTCCGCCGTACTCGTCCCACTTCTTCATCATCCACGGCAGGTTGTTCTTGTCGGCGACTTCGGCACGCCACAGCGGCTTGATGTTGCGCGTGATCATTGCCAGTTCGAGTTGCTCAGCCGTCTTGGTGATCGCCTGCGACAGCGGTGCAATGCCGTCCACGGTGGCGATCAGCAGATCACCGCCGATTGACATATGCGCGTTCATGCCCATCGGCTTGCTGACCAGATAGCGGCCCTCCTGCCGCCAGTTCATCGGATCACTCGGGTTGCTGCCGGTGAAGATGATCGCCTCGCCTTCGCTGGTGTAGAACACGCACTTGTCGTCAGTGCCATCACCGGCGTCGATAGACCACGTCGCGCCAAAGACCAGCCGACCGCCCTTGGTCGCCGCCCCCGACAACGGGATCATCTGGAGCGTGCCCTGAATGCTGTTGACGTCGAGATACCACGCATTCATCGAACTCTGCTCGATGAAGAACAGTCGGCTGCGATATTTCCAGACGTAAACTAGGTTGTGTCCATTCTCGACATTGGACCCCGCCGGGCCGTTGATCTGCCCGGCATTAAGAACAGTCCACGTCGTGCCGTCGAAACGCAGCGGCGGATCACCCCGATCGTTGACGGCAATCAGATAGTCGCCGCTGGCATTTGCCATTTGCGTCGCAGCGTAATTGCCGGACGACTGACCGCTCTTGACCAGCGACGGGACGCTCGATGTGACGTCGTACAGCTTAGTGCTGTTGGCCGCGAACATCCGCTCGGTGTTGGCGCTCTTGTACTCGAAGCCGGAAACGATCGGCAGCGCCTCTGGCAGCGAACACCAGCGCGCGCATCCGCCGCGCAGCTTGACGCCGCGCATGGTTGGCACCCAGTTGTCGCAGATCAGCGCAGCACCGGGCTGCATGAAGGTGTAGTTCTCGCTCTGCACGATGCCGCGTGTCGGCGCCGGAATGATGTACGGCGTCGATCGCTGCGCCATCTGCGGCGGCACCGGTACCCTGCGAAATGCTTGGTGAAGGCTCATGGCGTCGGCACCGGGAATGGATAGGCGGTGGCGGCGTTAGCGGAGATCGGCGAGCGGCCAATGTAGATCGGCGCAGGCTGGTCGGTGCCCATCTCCATCGTGAGTGCGTCGCCGTACGTCCCCATGTCCTCGGTGTAAGGCGTGCCCTTGTACGCCTTCCACTGCCAGATCATGCCCAGCTTCAGCAGCCGGTCACCCAGCACGAAGCTGTCGCCGTCGGCCACGAAAGTGTCACCAACACCTCCGGCGGCGAGCGTGATGCAGTTCTTGTGCAGGTAGGCGAACGTCGCGGTCTGGCCGACAGACATCACTGGCTGGATATGCATCTTCCCGCCCATGATCGTCCACTCGCCGCGACCATCGTAGTAACCCTGCGCCCGGCGCTGTATCCACTCGTCGGTGTCCACGATAAAGCGCATCGGAAACTGCGTCTGCGTGGAACGCCAGACGTTCGCCGTGAGCAACATGCGCTTGTAGTCTGCCGGAAGGTCGAAGGCGGTCTTGATGCCGTCGCCGGTCATGACCGCTATCGCTTTCAGTATTGTCCACTCGCGGGTGTCGTACGAGATGCGCCGTGCCATCTCGTTGGCGAGCGAAAGCATCTCCTGCATGGTGCGGTTACCGGCGAGGTTGGTGAAAACGGAAGTCGGCGGGATCAGAACGCCGACTGCCGCACAGACATCCTTCGTCACCGATAACAGCGTCATCAGGTCACCTTGGCTTGCGCCTCCGTCGCCATCCGCACGAGCGTCTTGCGGTTGAGCGAACCGTGTGGCGCGTGGCCGGTATTGGTCTTGATGAAATCACGCAGCATATCGAGCGTCATGTTCTCGAACGGATCGTCACCTTCACTCTGTCGCGCCTTGGCATCCTCTTCGAGTATGGCATTGCGTGCCTTGAGTGCCTCGACCTCGGCGAGCAGCGCCGCGTTTGGCACACCCTGTCGGCTCTCGGCGATGAACTCCTGAGCCTTGTTCTTGAGATCGCGGCCACCCTGACCAAGATTTTTCAGTTCCTGCCCATCGACTGATGCCAGCGCCTCCACAGTGTAGATGTTGAGGGCGCGGAGTTCGGCGCGACGGGCTTCGGTGAGAAAGGGCACATGCTGGAGCGGCGTTCCGCTCTTGGTCTGCGCCGTATGCGACTTGAACTGCTGATACTGGCGCGAAAACCTCTCTGCGTAGGTGACACGGGTCTGTTCGCCGGTCGTCGGGTCGTTCAGCCAGTGCGAGAACGCCGTCGCCGGAAAAACCGAAACGCTCCTAGAGCCGGGGAAACGTATCTCCACGATCTCCATGTCGTCGTAGATCGGTCGACCTTCCTTTGCCGACTTGTCCTCGTTCTTGATCGCGTGATGCTTGAACAGCGCGACCACTGCTTCGTCTGGGTCTTTAGCCATTTAAATTCTCCGTCTGAGGGAATGGGACTGGAGCCGCCACCGGGGATTAGGGACACCTGTTTTGGGACTGGTGACGATGACGGCTCCAGCTTCTTCGGGGTTGCCTCCGAAGTTATGTGGCCGGGTTGCTGTCGTAGAAACGCCAGTTGAAGAGCGGGTTGACCTGCGTCAACTCACCCATCCAGCCAATGAACTGCGCGATGGCGTCCTTGTCGATGGGCATCTGGCCCTCGCCGTCGAACAGATTGTCGAAGTTTCTGTTCGGGTGATACCGCAGCCGGAAGCTGTCGGTGTTCAGCCCGAAGGTGGTGTTTGCTGGCATGTTGGAGCCAATGCCGCCGTCGAGCACGATCTCGGCCCGCTTGCCGCCACCGATATACTCGACTGAGGAGAAGCCCAGCTTGCCCAGAGAGGTCTCGTTGGTCTGCCGCTGGATGGCGACAGTCGCCGCGTCGTAGGCCGCGTAATGCTCGGGCGACATGATCAGCAGGTCGGCGTAGTCCTTGCCGCGAGACTGCTTGGTCATGATGTAGTTGAGCATCGGGCGGATAGTCGTTGACAGCACCTGCGTGCCGATAGCTGTCGCCATCGACTGCGCGTCATACGCCTTGGTCTGCCAGATCGCGTTGGTTCGGTCGATGCCGCCATACAGTCCGCTGTTGACGACGATCGGCACCGCAGTCGCGAGGCCGGTCAACTGCTTGCCGCCATTGGCGGTGCCGTCGGAATACAGCGCGGCGTCCATGACATCTTCCAGCGAGCGCTCGGCGGCGTCGATGTAGCTGTCGTAGACGTCCATCAACTGGGCTTCGCCTTCGTTGTTCAAAATTTCCTGCATCGAGAGGATGACAGGGACGACAACCATCTTCGGATCGAAGTAGGCGTCGTTGAACAGATCAATGGCGGGGTTCAGCAACTGGTCGTAGCCGCTGTACCACTGCGCGACTTGCTTGGCGATCTGGAGTGTCTGGCGAATGCGCGGACCCGAATAGGTCTGCCAGAGGCCCTTACGCCGCATGACGGCGAGCAAAGCGTTGTTCGCCGACACAAGGTCTTGGTATCCGCTCGAACGATCTTCGAGCGCCATCGAAAGTATCTGCTGATAAGCAGCATTAGCGTTGATGTTCGGCATTTGCCGTCCTCAGATTTAGACGCTGCCATTCACCCGCTTTATTGCGTTCGAGATGGCTTCGCGTCGGCCAATCGGTTTATCGCTTTTCCGCCGCTGCCCGTCTGAGGGGCCAGCATCTGGAGCGCCGGAAATCGACTTGTCTGATCGGGTCTGAGCCGGTGTGTTGCTGCGGGTCTGAGCCGCTCGTCCTGAAGCCGGGCGGAGCCTTTCGGCCCGCAGGTAGGCGGTTTCGAGATCGAAACCGAATTTGAGTTCCTGCTCTATCAGGTCGCCCAATTCGTCAAACCTCGGATGCGTGTCAGCGAACTGATCCACGGCTGACCGTGTCTGACCGAATACTTTCTCAGTCTGCATCGCTTGGACGTTTTGCGCAAGAGACTGAACGATCTGGTGAAGCTGACCGATCTGATGGGTCTGCGCCTGCTGCGCGTTGCCCTGCTGGATCAGCCGGTGCTGCTCCGGGTTCTGCTGGAGGATGTGGTAGGCGACGTCACGCAGGTTCAGCTTCTGGCCGTCGCTGGTCCGCAGGTTCAGGTTATTGACGATGACGTCGAGGCCTCCGACGACGTCCTGCCGCAGCTTCTGCTCCATCGAAACATAGTTGTTGAGCGCTCGCGCCAGTGTGGTGCCATGCTGCGTCGCCATCTGGTGGAAGTGGCGTATGGTGTTCATCTCCTCGTGATCGCCACGGTACTGCCGGTATGCGCCCTCGAACTCCTTCGCCATTCGGTAGACTTCTCCGCGCACGCCTTCTGGCGCAGACGCCCACTCCTGCTTTCCGCGCTCGGAAAATCGCGGTGGCGGCTCTCTATAAGGCGCATTTTCGGGAAGCGGTGAGGAGGGCTTACGATCTGCGCCGTCTTGCGGTTGCCGGGATGGAGCACGCCCAGCCTCGGCCTGATCAGGCGCCTTCGCAAAACGGCCACCCTCCCGATACCGCTCAGGCTTCTTCGCCTCCGGCTTCTCGCCCTTCTCCTTCTCCATAGCCTCGGGCGGGTTGTTGTCGCCCATGCCACGCTTGACCGCCTTTTTCTGCTCGGGCTGCTCCTCGACGTTGGCCCGCTCGAATGCCTTCTGGATGGCCTCGCGACGGCTGGGCGGACGTCCCTTTCCGCCCTCCAGATCACCGACTGGCGCGTCTGGCGCCTGTGGGCCGACCGGCTTGGGAGCACTGGACGGGTTCTGGTCGATCACCACCTCGCTGGTGGCCGGTGCCGGAGCCGACGGCGCTGATGCCGGTGCTGGCGGTGCGATGTTGGTGTCTGACATTGTGAACTCCCTGCCGGTCTGAGCGGCTGTTGATCTAGATCAATTCCCGTTTCGTACTCTGCGGATCGCTTTCCTGATCGTGTCGCGTCGCTTATCGGCGCGGTAAAAGTCACGCGCCACCGACTGGCT